TTTTATAGAATTTGCTAAACCCAATCCAACGTTTTTAGTATTTGGTAAAAGTATTTCATCCTCAAATCCTGCAGAATTATTTCCACTTCCAAACTCAAGCGTTATAGTGTTGTTTGCGTTTATTTTACTAGAAAATCTTCTTGGTACTTTTTGAACCTCAAGTATGTATGGAACAGTTGCTGCAGCTGCAGATAAATTTGAATTGGATTCTGTATTTGGTTTTTCTACAAATATACTTTCTTGCGCTAAATATGGAACTTCGTACCATTTATTTCCTTGTGAATCGGTTACGGATGTAATGGATATTATATTTGTTTCATTTAAATCTATACTTGGATATTCCGAATTATCGGTTATATCGATTGTTATTTCTTTTTCTTGCGCAGATATTGCTTTTACTTTTTTTGTTATTAAATATAAATTGGGTGCGCCTGTCGCAGAGTCCCTACCAGCAACATCTATTTCTCTATCCGTTGGATTAGAAAAATCAATAGTATCCGTTGTTCTAAAAATTATAGATGAATTTGTTCTCGATTGTACTTGTAATCCATCTTTTATTTTAAAATAATATTTAGAATTTGGTTGGAAATTACCTCCTGCACCATTAGCTGGAACGGTTTGGTATACTGTCAATGTTGTAACAGCTGGTGCTGTTAGTTTTGGTTTATATCCCAATGCTTGTGCTAACGATACAACATTTTTTCTTTCGGTTGCATGTAACAACATTGATTCTTTTAATTGAACATCTTGATAAAAAGATAGAACATCTCCGACATATGAAGCCATATCTAAAAATACACCACCAGGTGAAGCTTCGCTAAAATCAGAAAATGTATTAGGAAAATATGTTTTAGAGTATTCGACCAAATTTTGTCTAAATGATGCAAAATCTTTACCGACATAATTTATATCCCTATTATTGTTTTTCCAATTTTTATCCGTTGGTTTTAGTGCCATCTATTATTGTTTTATACTTACATTTATTGTTTCGGAAAGATTTTCATTTGATTTTAAAGAAAACCTTACTTCTAAATTTATTTGATGTTTATCAATATCTTCATCATCATAATCAAAAATTATTTCATCAATATTAATATAGGGCATCCAAATATTTACTGCTCTTATTATTGTTGCCTCTATTTTATCATCGATTTCACCAGTAATAATTGGTTCAAATAGTAAAGACCAAATATCACAACCAAATTCAGGATACATAACTCTTTCTCCCTTTTTTGTCATTATGAGATTTTTTAAATTATCTCTAGCCTGCGAAATAGTTGTAAAATTGACAGAAAATATACCATTAGAATTAGAACTTCTATCTATACCTATACCGATTACCTTATAATCGTTTTTAGATAAATCATTTACATTAACTTTTCCTAATTCTATTGCCATTTTATCTTAATCCTTTTTCTTTTTCCTGCTTTGTGAATACTTTTGTCAATTGAGTATAATCTCTATTTAATGCCTTTTGAATTGCATCCAATCCTGCATTACCCGTTGATGGTATTTGTTTTGGTGTTTGTTGCATCCTGTAATCCATAGTTTCCCAACCATCCTCTTCATATCTTTCTGGTTGTATCATATCCAATACAGAACTTTCATCCATCATTCCACCTTCTGCTCTTTGTTGGGATGTAAATGGTTGCGTTTGACTTAATACCTCATTCAACATAGGGTTTTTTGTATATTCCTTAATTTGTTGAGGTTTTTGTTGTACCGGTTGCTTCTTAACTTCCGTCATTTGCATCAACGATGATTGCTTTCTTTCTTTGTTTAATGTAACTGCACCGGATTTAATCAATTTTGCCAATTCTTCTTTGACTTGTTGCTTAACTTCGTTTTTTACAACTTCTTTGATTAATCCGACTAATAATTTCGAATCCATAATAATTGTTTTTAATAAATATTGAAACTTAAAATTTAATTAGGGTACAATATATCCAACCCAAGGTAATACTCCTGGTGCGGGTGGTGCTGGTGGTGGATATTGTGCCAATACTATATATAATCCGCTAACCGTTGTTAAGTGTATTCTTGCGGCCGCAATAAATGCATCTAAAAACGTAGATGGGTTGTTATTTGGTGGTACTGGTATTGGTGTCCAAACGCCAGGATTTAAAACTAATCCTTGTGTTAATGCTATATTCTTTATTGCTCCAGGAGCCGGCGGTAGTGGTGGAATTGGTGACATTAAACCACCTGTCCAATATGTTATTATTGCCGGCCCTATCACATCTAATAGTGTTACTGAATTTGATTTTTGTGTTTGGGTTAAAAATGTAAGTATCATTGCTTCCATTCCTGCAGTATTACCTTTCATTAACGGAATTGGACTTATCGTTTCTTTTCCACCTTTTATAGCTGTATCGTATGCTAATGCAAACGATTTAGCAAATCCTGCCATATTGTTTCCAAATGCATGTGATTGCATTGCTGGCAATAAGGTTGCTTTAAATACACTCCACGACATTAGTTCTTACTTAAAAAGTTTTTAGCTGCTAATATATCTTTCAATTTCGATTTAATCTGATTAAAAGTTGCTATATTAGTGGGGCCGGTTGCTGAAGGTCCAGCTGGTGTTAAATAAACTTGTTTCGTTATCGCATCAATCAAATCTTCTAAAACTTTTACTAATTCACCACCTAAAACCATTTTTTGAACACTCGCTCCGGCATCACCTTCACCCTTATCTTTTCCCAAATATATTTTACCATTATCTGAATTTAAAAAAATATTATTAGAACCTTCCGAATGAATTGTTATATTTTTCTTATTATGAAAGTATATTTCTTTTTCAGCATCAATAGAATAATTACCATCTGTAATAACTCCTGTATTACCTTTACCAAATATAATAAACTCTTTTGCTTTTGCTGAAAAAACTATTCTATCGGAATTTACCCACAACTGGTCACCTTTTAAATCATCGGACGATGGGTATTCTTTAAATCCTACTTTTGTTTTTTCAATTGTTTCTTTAAAAGGAACTTTTACTTTACCTGATGTTAAATAAATTGATGTTCCATCTTTATTTATATCTTCTTCAATTAACTCACCTATTTTTTTATCATCTAATTCGGGGTTTTGTTTATTACGAATGAATATGGATGGGGATGATGTTTTATCATCTTCGGTTAAGAAAAATTCAGAAAATCTAATTGTGTTTCCAACTCTACCTTGAATAATTGTATCACCTTCTTTTGGTTTTAGAAACTTTATTTTTTCGTTTACTTTATATTTTTTTGTTTCTGATTTTTTTGCCGGTGGTGGTGTGTTTGTTGTACCTGTTTGTTTTGTTTCTTTATAATCTTTTGCGGTTGATTTTGTATTTGATTCTTCAGGTTTTCTTTCTTTTGATGTTTCTGATGTTTTGTAATCTTCTCTATAATTTGGATATAAAGTTGTAGAGTATGGTAACCAAAAGTGTTCATTTTCTATTTCTAAAACGATTACAGTTTCACCTTCTATCGGATAAGTAAAATTATTTTTATCAAAAGGAAAAGCATAAGCTTCTACAATAATCGGTGTTTCTCTTGCATACGTTATGGCACCCAAAAATCTAGAGTCTTTATCTGCAAAGTTTTTATTATCATTATATTTTACTAAAAAATCATCTTTCTTTTCTGTATTAAAGAAATCTTCTTCTTTATAATATACTTTTGTTACGGTTGCTAAAAAAGATACCATTATTTTACTTTAGTTTTAATTTCTTCAATTTCTATTTCAATATCTGTCAACCTTTCTTTATTTTTTGCATCAACTTCATCTACTGCCTCCTCTAATTGAGAAAATAATTGAGCCTTTTCATGTTCACTTAACCAACCATCTTCACCAATTCCCTTAGCTTCTGCAGCTGCTAATCTTTGTGCAATGGTTGCCATCTTAATTAGATGTTCATCATTCTTAACGGATACTTCAATAAGGTCTTTAATAATTGGAGCAATGACGGTTGCTTCACCAACATTTTTAATTAATTTACGAAGTGATTCAATCAAATCGGAAATGTTTTTCTTTTTGTTTTGTTGGTTTTCGTATATATCTCTAAATAATGATGATAAGTTTTTACCATCAAATAGTTGAAATTCTGAACTCATGTTTTTACAAATTTATGTACCTATAATTATTTGTAAATTATAAAGTTGTTAATAACTAATACATCCATGTCACAATTTAAGAATGTCCATACTGCTTTTTGTGGGCCATTTGTCATAGTATGGTCTTTTAAATTAAAAGATGTATTTAATAATATTGGAGTACCAGTAAGTTTTTCAAATTCTTTTAACAAATTATAATAAAGTGGATTTTGTTCTTTTGTTACCGTTTGTATTCTTGCACTATTATCTACATGTGTTACCGATGGAATTGGTATTTCAGAAATAACTTTTACAACTTGATTCATATAGGGTACATCACCTTCTGAACTGAAATATTTTTGGTAATCCTCTTGCGTAACAGATGGAGCAAATGGCCTAAACATTTCTCTTTTTTTGACAACTTTATTTATTCTATCTCTAATATTTGGTAAATGTGGATTAGCTAATATAGAACGATTACCCAATGCTCTTGCACCGAATTCAGTTCTACCTTGAAACCAACCAACTATCTTTCCTTTCTTTATAAACCTTGCTACTATTTCACATAAACGGTCTTCGTTTTGTGCAACTTCAACACATAATTTTTTATTTTGTTTTACAATATCACCAACTTTTATATCCCATTCAGGGCCCAAATACGGCGATTGATTATCACCTTCTTTAACTTTTGGATTACCCAATGTTATGTGATAATGCCATAAACATGCACCAATGGCAGAACCGGCATCGGATGGTGCAAATGGAATCCAAACATTTT